ATTCAGCGTCTTGATGACAGCGATGTTCCTATGGACAATCGTTTCTTCTTGATTCCTCCTTCTGTACGTAACACCATCTTGGGTTTGTCTGAGTTCACAACCTTCAACAGCGTTGGTGAGGCAGGTACAGCTAACAGCATCCGTAACGGTATGATTGGTGACATCTACGGTGTTCCAGTCTATGTTACATCTAATGCTGGCTACGCTAACAGTGCAGCTAACGGTTCCGGTACTAACATTGGTCGTGTGTGCTTGATGGCTCACAAAGACTCTATGGTGTTGGTGGAGCAAGTTGGTGTCCGTTCACAGACTCAGTACAAACAAGAGTACCTCGGTACATTGTTCACAGCTGATACTTTGTACGGCTGCGCTGAGTTGCGTAACTACGGTGGCGTTGCCCTCGTCGTTCCAGCTTAATAGCTAGGTAAGGGTTCCCATGCTCAAAAGGTGTGGGAGCCTTTTTAATGTATTAATAGTAGTACATCAGAAAGGTAACAATATCATGGCAAAATTTAAGTGCAATCAATCAGGTAATACAGTTGAGTTCTTCCAAGAGCATGAGATTCTTGAGATGCGTAAGCATGGTGGCTATACTGAAGTAGTTATTGAAGCACCTCCAGTAGTAACACCAACAACTGTAAAGTCAACTAAAAAGGTAGCTAAAGATGAGATCAGTATCGGTGGGGTTGAATCTAACAGCTAATACCTTAACGACTGTTTATACAGTTCCTACAGGATATTATGCTAAATGTGTATTGCTTCATGCAACAAACACAACATCATCTAATAAACACATTAGTTTTAATTGGTATGACAGCAGTATAGCCACTTCTATACCTATTACAAGTGAATATACATTGACAGCTAAATCAACACTTGCTGAGATTGATTTAAATCAGTACTTTGTAATGGAAGAAGGAGACTATATAACAGCTCTCTCAGAAGCTTCTTCAACAATATCTATTATTGCCACATTTGAACTATATAGAAAAGGCGAGTAACAATCATGGCAACTCCTCAAGCATTAACACCTGAACAAATTGCCCAGATTGTTGCAGCTGGTCGTGGTAACACTGTCAATATTGATGGTCTTTTTTACGGTGGTAATTGGGCTGACCAAGGCTCAGGTGAGTCAATGCAAGAAGGCCCACTTCAAAGTATTACAGCTTCTCAAGGTTTAGGGGATGTGGTAGCTCCTTATTACGAATATAATCCCTCAGGTGCTTTTGTACGTGAAGGTGTTTCTCAACCTGTTAACGCAGGTAGAGACTTTTTAGAGTTCTTAGGTGGATCAGCAGCTTTGTTTGCTCTTCCCGGTGCTTTAAATGGTTCCTTGTTTGGTGGTGCTGGAGCAGGTATGACAGCTTCAGAGTTAGCTGCAGCGGACATGGCATTGGGAGGTGCTGGAGGCACAGCAGGTGCTGAAGCTCTTGCCTCTGCAGCAGCCGCTGGAGGTACAACCTTAACAGCTTCTCAGTTAGCTAATCTAGCTAAGGCTGGTATCAACGTAGCAGGTTTGTTAGGTGCTACTAATGCCATATCAAACATGGGCGGTAACACTTCAACTGCAGCTCCTATTACTTATTTAGGTGGTGGTGCAGGTGGTTACTCTCCTGAGTACTTTAGTCAAGTTCAGAGTACATACAATCAATTAATGCCTAATGTACCTCGTGATGTTGCAAGTCCTTTGCAGCAGTGGTACTCCACTGAGTTCAATCCCGGAGCTTCTGTCACAGGTAGCTTGTTTGGTGACATGACAGGCGGTACAACAACAACTGGATTAAAACCAGTAATTCCTGCTACTGTTAAACCTATCACAACTGTAATTCCTAAAACAGTTACAACAACTGTAGTAGGTGGTGGAGGAAACGATACAATTACAGGTGGTGGTAATAATGATACAGTTGTTGATAAAGGTTCAGCTGGTTATCAATATGCTACACAGAATTTAGGATGGACTCCTTCACAGTATATTAATAGTATTAATCAGTGGATTATTGACAATCCACGAGCCACTAAAGAGCAAATTGATGCTGCTATGTCACAGGCAGGTATTAGTGATGCAGATGTTCAAACAGCATTAAGCCAAAGTAACTTCTCAGATGCAACCAAGTATGCTCTTACACATGGTGGTAGTTTACAAAACCTTGGAAATATTATTGTAGATTGGGTTAATGCTAATCCTACAGCTACTAATGAGCAGATTCAAGCTGAACAAGCTAAGTGGGGTATTTCAGATCAAGATATTGCAAATGCAATGTATGGCTTGAACTCATCAGCTGCTAAAGAGTATGCTGTAGTACATGACATGGGATTAAATCAGTACTATCAGAATATTGCAGATGCTGCAAAGTCAGGAATAACAGTAGATCAAGCAGTAGAGCAAATGAAGCAGTATGGCGTTAGTCCTGCAGATGTTAAACAAGCTTACAGTATGTTTGCCCCTGCTGGTGGTCTTACATTAGATGAAGTCTTAGCAGCTTACAACAAATAAATACTTGGAGTATAAATGACTACGATCATTACAAAGAATAGCAGTACATCCTCAGCTGTACCTGCATCAGGGGATCTAACTAAGGGTGAGTTAGCTATTAACGTCACCGATAAGAAGCTGTACACTAAAGACAATTCAGGTACAGTTGTTAAGGTTGTAGGTTCTCTAGGTAATCAAGAAGCTTCAGCAGCTGCCATCACAGGTGGTACAGCAGCTGGAGTGGCTATCACTGGCGGTACTATTAACAATACCCCTATCGGTGGCACTACAGCAGCTGCAATTACAGGCACAACAGTTACAGCTACTACAGGCTTTGTAGGTGCTCTAACAGGTGCTGTTACAGGTAACACCACAGGTACTCACACAGGTGCTGTAACTGGTAATGTCACAGGCAACGTCACAGGTAATGTAACAGCCTCTACAGGTACATCTACGTTTAACAATGTAACCATTAACGGTACATTGGACATGGATGCCTCCTCTTCAGCTACCATTACTAACCTGCCTAACCCAACTAACTCAGGTGATGCAGCTAACAAAGCTTATGTAGATGCTCAAGTTGCAGCTGTGGTTGATGGTGCTCCAGCAGCTCTAGATACCTTGAATGAACTTGCAGCAGCCTTGAATGATGATGCTTCATTCTCTACCACTGTAACTAACGCTATTGCCGCTAAGCTACCTTTGTCAGGTGGTACAATGACTGGCAACATTGCAATGGGTACTAACAAGGTTACAGGCCTAGGTACTCCATCGTCAAGCACAGATGCCGCCACTAAAGGCTATGTAGATACTGTCGGTGATGCTAAGTTAGCCTTGGCAGGTGGAACTATGACAGGTAACATTGTCATGGGTTCTAACAAGGTTACAAGTACAGCTACTCCAAGTGCTGATGATGACCTTACACGTAAGGCTTATGTTGACTCTATCCTAGGTAGTGCCACATCAGCAGCTACATCAGCCTCAGCAGCTGCTACGTCAGCAACCAATGCAGCTAACTCAGCCTCCAATGCTTCATCATCGGCCTCTGCAGCTAGTGCCTCAGCAAGTGCTGCAGCAGCGTCCTATGATAGCTTCGATGATCGCTACTTAGGCTCTAAATCATCAGCTCCATCAGTGGACAATGATGGTAATGCACTTCTAACAGGTGCTATATATTGGAACTCAACATCCTCTACTTGTGGGTGTGGACAGGTTCAGCTTGGTCACAGGCTACACTGACAGCTGGCTCCTTTGCTACACTTGCAGGTACTGAGACTCTTACTAATAAAACTATTACCTTTACAGACAACACTTTGACAGGTGTTGCAAGCACTAGCACTTCACAGACTCTGACTAACAAGACCATTGAAGCTGGTACATTCACCAATGGTTACACAGAAGAAGTTGCTACAGCTAACACTTCTACAGCTTACACAATTGACTTGGCTAATGGTTCAGTACAGATTCTTACATTGACAGGTAACTGTACTTTTACATTTCCTACAGCGACAGCAGGTAAGTCATTCATTATGTTGCTCAAACAAGATGGTACAGGTAGCCGTACTGTGACATGGCCTGCCGCTGT